GAATAGTAAAGATAACTATTTAAATTATTTCTTGTAAAGTAGATATTAGTATATGGCAAATTTAAATTTAAAGATCGATGTTCAAAACGAGGATGAATTAAATAAATATATCCTTGATGAAGTTGCCGAAGAAATCTTCAACCAATCCCAACAGAATATCGTTGACGAGTCTATAATTGACGAGGGTACTTTACTCAAGTCAGGATCCTTAAATTTCGTCAGTACAAACAAAATGCAAATATCTTATGATGCAGTTCATGCAGATATTGTCGAGTTTGGAAGATTACCTGGGAAGATGCCTCCGATAGGTGATGAGAATACTGGTATTCAAGGATGGGTAAGGCGTAAGTTGGGAATCAAAGATCCAAAGGAATCGAGACAGATTGCTTGGGCAATAGCTACGGACATAAAGAAAAATGGTTTAATTCCAAGACCATATTTAACTCCTGCATTGGAGAAGGTGAAAAATGAGAGAATCTTATAATCTACTTAAGGGCTTTGAAATTAAAGACATTATTAGTAACGATCTAAGGAAGTTTACTTGTTGGGGAAGTGTTGAAGTTGTAGACCGACAAGGAGAAGTTATCCCTATTGAAGAAATCGAAAAGACTATGGATGTCTGGATGAGTAGGGGTGGCCCAATTAATGTAAACCATACTAATCAAACTGTTGGTAAAGCTCTTAATTGGCGGAGGGAGGACAAGAATGGGAATCCTGGAATTCTAATCACTGCTGAGTTATTTAAGCATTACAAAACTGATGATCAAGTTTGGGACATGGTAAAGAATAGTGAGATTGAAGGTCTTTCTATAGGTGGTCGAGCTTATACCAAAGAAGAGAGCGGTGGAACTACTTTTGTAAAGGATTTAATCACTTGGGAATTTAGCCTTGTCCCTCGCACAGGTAATCAAGAAGCAACATTTGAGTCTATTAATATGATGGCTAAATCAAATGTTGAGAAAGTTAATAGTACAGATGCAATAAGTACAGCTTCTCTTGGGGAAGAATCCATCAAGAGTGAAAAAGATAAATCTGAGGTAAATAAGATGTCAGAAGAAGAACTAAAAAAACAAGAAACTTCTGCTCCGGAAGAAAAAACTCCTGAAGGGAAGGAACAAGAGGAGCAAGACGTTCAAAAGTCTAAAGAAACTAACGAAGTCAAAAAACAGGAAGAAGAGCAAATCGTTGAGGAAGAACAAACACCGGAAAAGGATAACAATGAAATCCTTGGTGAACTTGCTGCAAAGATTGACTCTCTCGGCGATAGGATGTCAGAAATCGAGAAAATGGTTTCTGGAAAACCTGAAGAAGAAGAAGAACCTGTTGACAAAGTTGAGAAAGAAAAAGACTGTGAAAAACAAGAAGAGGAAGAATCAGAAGAACCTAAACCTGCTGAAGAAGAGGAAGAGGTTAAGAAGTCTGAGGAACCTAAGGAACCTGAAAAGGTTGCAGCACTTGAAAAAGAGAATGCAGAACTAAAAAAAAGTCTTGAAGAAATGAAAGAAAAGACTCCTAAGGAACTGATCAAAACCGACAGACCTGCAGAATCTGAGAAAGCACCAGAAGCTGTTAACAAAAGAAAAGAGCTTATGGGCAAATACTTCCGTAATGAGATCTCAGGGATTGAATACGAGAAGGAAATCAAAAAACTTGAATAAGGTGATAAGAGATGTCTAAATTAAATACAATCGATTCATGGATGGACAAATTCGGTTCATTCTACGGTGATGGCGTAGCTGCTTATGCTTTACAAAAAGCTGACGCACCTATGTTAACTACAACAAGCGGAATGTTTAATGCGATTCATGGAGCGAAAGCATTCTTCTCAGGTAATAATGAAGCTAACGCTTGGAACATTTTACCTAAAGAACCTCATGTTAAGTCTGGATTCAGACTAAGAACTGCACGAGGATTCACTCTTGCAACTGGTGGAGTTGCTGACGGTGGAGCAGTAGCTGACACAGTTAAATCTACTGTTGTTGAAGTAACTGCTAAACCAAAACTGAGTCAGTTAACTTTCGAGATCGGAACTATGACTGATCTTCTTGATGGAGATGACAGATATACTTTCGAAGAAGAAAGAGTTGCTAAAGGTGAAGATCACATTATGGATATAGATGCACAGCTTCTTACTGATGTGGATACTCCTGCAAGTGCAAACTTTGAATCAATTGACAGAGTTTGTTCTTCACAGGCTGAAACTGCTATAACAAGTGCAGCAACTGATCCGGACATTTATGGTCTTGACAGAAGTGCAAGTACTGCTTATGACGCTTATGTTGATCACAACAGCGGAACTGACAGGGCTTTAACTACTGCTATGATCCGAACAGCTATCACAACCATTAAACAAAACAGTGGAAAAGTTCCAAATGTTATCCTTACGGGTTATGACACTTACGAAAAAATAATCGCGCTATACGAGTCCCAAGCTCGATATATGACTGAATCCAGAGTTTCAGTAGGTGTTAATGGTGTACAAAGTATGCCTGGTGGAGATGTTGGTCTAAGTGTTAGTGCAATCATGGGGATCCCAGTTTTACTTGATTCAAATGTTGTAACTGATACAATCAGCAGAGTTTACTTCCTGAACACCAACTTCCTTAAGTTAAGCATTGCTCAACCTACACAGTTAACTGTTAGTGACAACGTGCTTGATAGAGGAGTCTTCACTAAAAAAGGTTTATACCTTACAATTGGTGAGCTATGGTGTACTCAGTTCTCTGCACAAGGGAAGATCCGTGATTTGCTGTAAATGTTAAATCATGGGCGGTAAATATTTAAATTATTTATTTTATTTTACCTTTTATGGTATCTAAACTTGAAATTGGATGGTTTGCAGGGATCTTCGATGGTGAAGGGACAACAACAATTAGGATGAAAGTGACTGAAACAAAAAATTATGGGATGAGGCCAAGGTATTGGACGGAGATGACTGTTGTCAATACTGATAAGAATATAATAGATCGTTGTCACTCTTTTTTAGATGAACTTAATGTAAATCATAGAGTTTATTTAAGAAAGGCGAGAAAAGAAAATACTAAGCCTATGTACACTATAACTATAAATGGTGCAGGGATTAAGACACTTTTACCTAAAATAAAAAATCATTGTATCAAAAAACACGAATTTGAGATTCTTGAAAAAGCTTTAAAGCTTGGAGAAAGAAATCAAAAAAGAGGCGGGAATAAAGAGGGTTTAAGAGGAAAAGCTCCTATGCCTGATGAGGTTCTTGATAAGTTTGATACTCTTAGGATGAAGTTGGTCGCTATGCACGGGAGACAAGCAGCAAATCTTGTAACTTTAAGTTCCAAAGATTATAAACGAGGAATATAAGAATGGCATTCGCATATACTATCGACGGTCGAACCGTCTTCGGAGACAAAAGAGTCGTTTATGGACGATTCACAAATGGAGGAGCAGATACTGGCGGTGACGTTGTTACTGGTTTGTCTGTTGTTGAACAATTTCACATTACTTTGCAAGGGGCTGCTGTTGTTGCTTCTGCACCTGTAGTTAATGAGACATTACCTCTTAATAGCGGTGATGTAACTATTGTTACTGTGGCAGATGCTGATGGACAGTTCATTGCAATAGGTAGAGAATAAAATCTCTACTCTTTTTTTACTTGGAGGGAAAAACTATGAGTGAAGAACCAAAGAAAAAAGCAGTTAAGAAACAACCTGCAAAAAAGAAAGTTGTTAAGAAGTCTGAGCCACCTAAAGGTGAACTAAGAGGATATAAAGTTTACAATCCAAATCATCCTGCAGGAGTTCTTCAACAATATCACACTTGTGATTATGATCAAAATAGATATTCTTTCCTGGGCCCAGAAGAAACTACTGGTGAACCGAGAGGGTATATATTTAGCACTGACAAGGAAATGGAACCTGTTATCGAGTCTTTCAAGAAGCAAGGCTTCGTAGTAGAGCCATTTTATAGATAATTAATGAGGTTTTTGAGATGGGACAAAAAACAATACAATTAGGCACATTATCTGCTCCTGGAACAAGCCAAGAAGCAGAAGTTAATGCTTTTGATAAATACACAGTTCAGTTACTTGTGGCAAGTATCGACACTAATGTAGTCGTTAGAATCGAAGGGAGTACTGATGGGACAAATTTCGCAAACCTTGATGTTGATCAAGTAAATACAACTATCACTGCAAATGGTGCTTATTTGTTTAAAGTCCCTACTCAAGTTTCTTTTTTACGTTATGAGTTCGTAAGTGAATCTGGCGGAACAGCAGCAACAATAACCGGCGCAATTTTGGTTAAAAATTAGGTGAGGTTCAATGGTAGGAACATATAGAGATTTAGGAACTACAAAAAACCCCACTTTTGATGATGTAACTATTAGCGGGGATCTTACTGTTAATGGGACAACTACTACTATTAACTCAACTACTTTCGAAGTTGCAGACGATGTAGAAATTACAGAAAATAATAAAGGTGTTAGGTTCTGGAATACTTCCAACGCATCTGACGGAGTTATAAGATTAGATGCTTCTAACAACCTATATTATGAGACAGGGGTTGGAGGAAGTCATCAGTTTTATAACAATAATGGTTCTGACTTGGTGTGTGAATTGGAAGGGTCAGGTGCTGCTACATTCACTCCTCGCTCTGCTTCGAATGTTACAGGGGTCCTTATTGATCAGGATGGAGATGGTGTTGCATTAAAGATTGATTCTGAGGCTACCACAAAGAGTGCTTTAAGATTAGAGAGTACCCCTAATAATGATATATTTAGCCTTACAATAATCCATAGCGCTACTAATGTGTTCGGTATTGCAAGAAATGATGATACTAATGATGATGTAGTTCTAAAATTAGGTAATCATTATCTCTGGGTTGATAGTACGGGAGATTTAAGGATTAGTAGTAGCAGCCCAACAAGTGACACAGACGGAACAGTAGTCGGA